CCGAAGCCTCCTATGGTGTCTAGGCGAGCGATACAAGCAAGGCAGCTCGCTTCAGACAGTGAAACGGAATTCGTGTACATTAAACATCAGATGAAAGCTTCAGATCAACTTAAAGCATCAACTTTAAAGAGAGAAAAGCTTTCACCTGCAGCAGTTAAAGTGGTTGAAATGTCACTGGAAAATGGTATGACTTCTACCCAAGTTTGTGATATGTTTAAATCAGCGTATCAGAAGAAATTCCAGCAAAGGATGGATGAACGATTCCCGTATGCAAAGAAACGAGGACCTCGATTTATTCCATCTGAAGATTTTGACGATGAAGGAGAGCATTGTCATCATTTTGACTTATGCGAGGACCCTTCAAAGTTTATTTATCAGGCTTACAATGGTGAAACTAAGCTTAATCATAAAGATCATCCTGGTTATTTTTATCATTGTGAAATGCCCTATAGCTATATCGACAGACACGGTCTTAAAGACTGTGAACATTGTGATATAGATGCTGAGAATTTTGCGGTATATAATTGGATAGCGGCCACGTTTGCGGGTTCAACTATTGTCAACTGTCATGATATCTGGCATGAGTGGAAGGATACGCTTACGAGAGTGTATCCTAATGTCCGCTATGTTTGCGTTTGTGCAAACAAAGACGGAGTTGAAGCTCTTTTGGAAGAAGGCATTAAAGATTCGAGAAATTGGATGCAAAAGATTAAAGAGAAATGTTCTACATGGTCATCGATAGGCTGGTTAGTTCAAACAGTAAAATGGCTTGGGATAGCTGTAGTTTTTATTGGGGGTCTATTTGCTGGCAAGTGGTTTGTCAACCGCATGGGTGGTGCAGCTATGGAAGAAGAGCATGAAAAGGAAGTTCAAGCTGACCGAGTAGCACGATTGGACAAGCACTGCAAGGTGAAACTTGCCGTAACAAAAGACGGGTTCTGGGATTACGACCAGAAAGCAGAAGACTGTAGATTTGGAAAAGTCTATAATGCCGATAAATATTGGAAAGAACATCAGAGCAATGGATATCTTGATAGTAATGTTAAAGTTCGACATGCTAGAAAGAACCAGCAAATTCGGAAACCCTTTGGCACAAATACATCTACCTGGGACCATCAAGCTTCTCAGGGTTTAGAACCAATGTTGGCTTTAATTCGTAAGAACATGTTTGTGTTTGAACTTATTATTGATGGAAAGAATGCTGGGTGTTGCAAAGCAGTTGCAATTGCAGGCTTCACTCTTTGTTCTATGAAACATTTCTTTGATAAGGCTCGAAAAGCAGCCAATTTAAAATGCAAGGTTGAGCTTGTTCTTAAACAAAAGAACACTCGCTTTGTTATTAATTTCAAAGATGTTCGAGTTCAAGAGAGTGAAGACTCTTCTATTGTGCTTTTTGAAGTACCCCGCAATACAATCCAAGCTCAACGAGATATTCGTAAGCATTTTGCAACAGATCGTGATCATGATTTCATTCCATCTGAATGTATGATCTACGATCTGTCTGGTGATGATTTCAATAGAGAGAAAGTGATTATCTCTGTTGAAGAAGAAATTCACATACCTGCCTATAATGATTTCGAAGAAGTGATTATACCGGTGTCCTATAGCTATAATTATGGTTATGATGGTGCTTGTGGATCACTTCTTATAAGTCTCGATGGTATACCTAAGATCTTTGGTATGCATATAGGTGGTAATGGTGCAAAATCTAAGGCGAATACAATTGGTATTTCTGAACCTATTACGCGCGAGGCTCTTGAAATCGAGCTTGTTCATCAGATGTTTACGTATGAGGAATGCGCAGTAGTGGATGAGGAAATGAAAATTAAACCTCAGATTGAGATTCCCTATAACGTTGAAGTTATAGGAACTGTCCCAGCCTCTTGGTCGATTTATGGAGCACCATCTTCCAGAATTGTACCAGTCGAGTGCCAAAATGAAGTTTTCGAAACTACAGTTTGTCCAGCTCCCTTGGTTCCTGTTGAAGCAGGAGATCCCATGTCGTTAGCACTTGCTAAGTATTCTACGATACCTAATGCTTTTGAAGCCTCAATTCTGGAAGAGTGTGCAAATGATGTTTCTGATATGCTTCAGGTTTATACAAAACCTGTTTTAGCAAGTAGGAATCAAACTTTGTCAGACCAACAGATATTTGGAGGTGTGAAAGGCATTGAGGAACTGACGGCTATTAATATCCAATCGTCGGAAGGATTTCCTTTGAATTTCTTTAGACAGGAACCTAAACATTTCGAGCATTTTAGAAAGCCCGGAAAGGATATGTCAGGTAAAGGCTGGTTATTCGATTTTGAAACAACAAGTGAAGGCAGGATTCTTAAGAAAATGCATCCTTTGTTGATGAAAATATTGAAATCGACTGAAGAGCAGCGAATTAGAGGAGAAGTGCCTTTGACTGTTTTTATAACTACTCTCAAAGATCAAACTTTGGATGTAGAAAAAGTTAAACAGGGGAAGAATCGAATCTTTTCTAATGCTCCAGTTCAAAATTCTTGGGCTACCAAGAAATACTTTGGAGTGTGGCAAGCTGCTTATTCAGCTTCAAGATTTAATAATGAGTCAGCAATTGGTATTAATACAAAGAGTCTTGAATGGAATGAACTTTTTCAAAGGTTAGTTAAGCGAGGACAAAATATAATCGTAGGTGATTACAGTGCTTTTGGTGATACCTTGGCTAGAGACGTGATGTATGAGGTTCTTCGAATTATTGAAGAATGGTATTTTACACATTTCGGTCAGGCGTCTGATTATGAGTATTGTAAGAAAATGAGAACCATACTGTTCGAAGAAATGTGTAGCGGTTTGCATCTTGCTCGAAATACACTATTTCGCAAAGTTGCTGGCATACCTTCGGGTTTTGCCTTAACTATAGAAATAGATGATTTGGTGAACAAGATTTATATTCGCTACGTATTTAAGAAGATAACTGGACGTCCTTTAAGCGATTTTAGGCGTTTTTGTTATTTATGTACGTATGGAGATGACATGATTCTTGCGGTTAATGATAAGCTTAAAGATGAACTAACTTTTAGAAAGATGCAAGAAGAGTATACTAAATTAAATATTAAGTTTACTCCTGCATCTAAAGATAGCGATAGCTATGATCATCTTTCGATCTATGAAGCTACTTTTCTAAAAGCTTATTTTGTTCCTCATCCATCGAGGAAATTAATGCTTAATAAATTACCGCTTGAATCGTGTTTAGAACGATTAAATTGGAAACGGAAAAACATCCCAACTGATGTCCATCTCTATCAATGTTTTAGAGATTCGCTGAGAGATTTACATTCACATGGCAAAAGAGCCTATAATGGGTATAGGCATAAAATGCTTATGTGTGTTAGTAAATATTTGAATAAAGTTTTTCCTGCTGATGGAAAACCAGACTTACCTACATGGAATGAGTTAGACGAGACCATGTATGGCGATTACTAAGTGTAATCAAGAACTTTAACCTATAGTTTAGTGTCAGGGGGTTAAAGTTGAGCTTGTACGTTGTGTGTTATGACG